ATTCAATTTCATTTGCATATTTTGTTTTTAATGTTTCAATCATTTGTTGCAATCCTTTCTATTCATATTTTAAAAATGGGGAATGGCTGTTACACCATCCCCCGATTATTCAATTTTTAATTAAGCAAGGGTATATGTAACAGTAGCAACACCGTTAGCATTAAGCACGGCAGCACCGCCAACAGTCAAACCACGCACACCGTCAGCAAAAGCGTTTTCCAGTCTGCGACCCTCTAACTTGTCAATCTGCTTACCAAAGCCAACAGCACCCTTATAAAGAGCCATAAGAGTATTAGCGGGAGCATTAGCAGAAACAATGATAGTCATACCGTTAATCTTCTGACCGTTCACAATACCATTTGCAAGCACTTCGGGATTATGAGTAAATCTCTTATCCTTCTGGAGGAGACCCAGAGCATCCCAACCAATCACAACATAGCGATTTGCAACAGGTACACCCTTCTTACCGAGAGCAACGCCCAAATCAACAATAGCATCGTAAATGGCTTCGGGTGCATCCACGGTCACAGCATCCAACTTTGTACCAGCACCAGCGGCATACTTTGCATAAGCATAAGCATCAGCAGCGGCAGAAATCTTATTAGCCTGTGCGGATGCAAAAGCATCAACAATAGCAATATTAGTCTGTGCCTTGTCAACGTCATCAATCTTATCAGCGAAATACTTCTTAAATTCGAAGGTCATTTCAACGGGTTCAGTATCAATATCGCCCCATTCAATCTCACCGGTATAATCCTTAATTTCGCCACCGGCAACCATATTAAAGACAATGCTTGAACCGGTCATATCAGTAGGAGCAGTAGTAATAGTTTCAAGTACGGAGACATTGTTAAACATCTCAACGAGACGAGCCTCCCAAAGTTTTCTAACAAAATTCATAATTCAAAATTCCTTTCAGTAAATTATTATTATTTCTTCATTTGGTTTACCTGCTTATTGATTTCATCAATAGTCAAGCCATCCAATTTTGTAGGGTCAAATCCCTTTGAATCATCCCCGGCATCGGGTTTATGAGATTGTCCCAATTTTGCAGTAACCATCTTTTCAAGAGCCGCATTAAAGGCGGTTTCAAACTTGTTTAAATTATCTGTGGTTGCTGTTTCATCTTCACCAACAAAGAAATCAACCAATTCAATAGGTAACTTCTTTTCGGTTGCAATGGTCAACGCCTTATTGGTCAAATCCTTTCTTGCAGATTCAGCCTTCATCTTTTCAAGTTCGGCTTTCAATTCCGCTAATGCGGTATCCTTCGGGTCTGCATCGGGGTGACGTTTCTTGTATTCCTCATTAACCAACTTTGTCAAATTGTTAGTTTTCCAAGTCTCCAAAGACTTACTAAAATGTGAATGGTAAAGAGGTTCAAGAATCTTTTTGCCATCTTCGGTATCTAAAAACTTTGATACTCTATCAGAGGTCACAAAACCATTAACAAAATTTTCGTAATCCTCTGTACCCTCAAAGGATTTCATACTTTCAATAAGTTCATTAAATTCCATAGTTATATATCTTCCTTTCGCCCTTTAAGTCCTAAACTGTGTAGCCCTTAAAGTCCTAATTAGTTTTAATTTTTTTTGATATGCTGTTTGCCTTTTAAGTCTCACTATATGTAACCCTTAAAATTCATAAGCACGTATATATAAAAAACACCCTATACCAACAATTTAGGCATAGAGAGTTAATACAAAATTATGTAATTGTTATTTGCTGCCTTTCCATTCGTTAAAGGTCTTATAATCAATATTTTTGTGTGTCTCATTGTCTGCCCTTTTACCGGGTTTATAACCATCGACAATAGGGACATAGCAACAACGGCAATTCGGATGAACCGGAATTTTCGGCGCATCATTCAATAAAAATTCTTTGCCGTCATAATCGGCGCAAGTTTCACAAGTATTATTTTCAAGTGTAGCCATCCACATAACTTTTTCAACTACACCGGAATTTCTATATACATCTAATTGTGCATCACTTACCACTTTTGCAAGTTCCGTATTTACGAGCCTTGCAGCCTGATAAGCACTTACCCCAAAATCATCTTTAATTTGTTTTGCTATTTCTCTGGGTCTAATGCCAATTTCAACACATCGAATAATATCGTTATAAATGCGGTTTGCTAATTCGTTTGTATTCTCCCATACACGGTCACTAAAAATTTTACCGGCAATAGGTGTAGCAATCGCACGAGCAACAAATTCAGGTTTTACCAAATTCCAATCTACGGATAAACCGATTTTAGCGGCGGTCTTTGTAAATGCTTCACTATATCCGCCCTCTAAAACATCATATAGAAATTTGGTTTCTGCTTCGTTCATTTCGCTTAAAGTTTTGGTTAATTCATCCTGAATACTTAAAGCCATAGAATCCGATAGCATAATAACGCCGTTTTCATCCAAATTATCAAGCAGAATAACGGCGATTTTTTCTATTGTTTCATCCTGTGATTTTTTAAACTGTTTAATCAGTTCTTTTAATTTTTTGGCTGTGGCATCGTCAATATCTGATTTAATTTTAATGTAATCATTCATAACAATTAGCCTTCATCGGTTGCAGCGTTACCGCCTACGCCGTAAAACGCTTCATTGAGTTTATCCACATTCAGAGACATAGCCTCTTTTTGTTCTTTGCGGATTCTCTCTAATTCAACCTGCACATTTTCAACATATGGGATGCGTTCAAGTTTGGTTTGGTGGCTGATAATATCGCCTAATTGCACAACCTCATTTATACGTGTGGAGGTATCAATAGGAATATCAATATTTGCCGTAATTTTAATATCTGTATAATCATACTGCACATTCTTTTTAATAAAGATAGCCATACAAATAAAACGCACTCTATCATAAAGCACATTTAACACGGCATTCAAAATCATATTTACACGCTGGTCAAGTCCCGTCAATCGAGATTGCAGAGCAACGCCGGAAATATTACTTGATAACTTTTCATTAAAATCAATATGACCACTCTGGGCGTATAAATTACCCTTTAATTCTTCCAACTGATTTTTAATTGCTGTATCATTGATATTCTTAATTAACCATTCTGGTTTTGCATCTTTATCAGGATAGAAAATAATACCGGCTTTCGGGTCTTTTAGTCCCGTTTTCATTGCCTTTGTGCTTTCTTCTGATACGCCACAATCACACATAGTAATATAAGCATTCTTAAATTCAGAAATCAAACATTGCTGATTTGATACCAATTCATTATAAGCATCGTTTAAAACTCTGCACTTTTTAAAAATGGTTTCAGCCTTTTCAATTTCACAGAAAGAAACGGGCATACATTTAAACGGGTGAATGTCGGTTTTATCCTTCAGCAATACACCATTTCTGTAAACCTCAATTTTTCCATCAGGATAATAAACATTATAATATTTATAATCGGGAATTGCGCTATCAGTCACATTATCCAGAGCATCAAAAGGCTTGTTATAAAAATAAATAAATCTTTCAATGTCTCCATCGTCATCAAAATAAGCAATAGCATTTGTAGGATTCAAAATCCTTTCGCATAATTCACTACGCTTATTAAAATAGTAAAGCACAAAGCACCTTGAATAAATTTCAAGTTCCCTCATAATCTTTTGGTCGTGATTTAAATTAAAATGCTCTAATTCGGCTGCAATATCTTTTTCAATCTGCATATTACCGTTTTTAGATGCATATGTAACAGGCTTATTCAAACCATAGGAAATTTCTTGACCAATAAAAGTAGCAATCCAATTCACGGGTACAGCCATACCGCCGGTATCTTTTACATCAAATTTTTCTGTATCAAGAATCTGATGTTCAGTATCATAATACTTTTTCATTTCCACGTATTCCGGCAACTCGTGTCTAAATCTACTAACCAACTTGTTAATCAAATTTACATTTTCCGTTTTCCCTCACATCCTTTCATTTAAAAATATCCAATATCACGGAATGAAACAAATTTATATGTACCGCCCGTTGTGACCGTTGCTATATTCTGCACGGCATCTGCAAGGGCATCTATCATATCATCGTGTTGTGTAAATGCAGTACCCGCAAATTCTCTGATTTGCTCAATGGCTGCATAGTCATTTTCATTAAAAATAATTCGT